GATTCTGCTCCGATAGACCACAAAACTTTTTCAGCTTCAAAGCCAAAACAACCTAACGCTATGATTACGCTCTATGACGTTTGGGTTCTTACTAACCCGGCTTTCTTTGACATAGATATTCTCAGTTGGGTTCCGCTCGATCACATAACACTTCCGCCGAGAGTCGAAGAGTTTCTAAAGAAAAAGAAAGTAACTCCCGTTGCTATGGCTCCGCACGGAGTTAGACAAATGGAAGCTAAAGGGATTGAGTGTAAATACGCACCGCACGGAATAGACACTAAAGTTCTAAAGCCAACTTATGAAATAGACAGCCAACCAATCGAAGAGCATATGGGAACTAAAGACCGTTTCGTTGTTGGAATGGTAGCCGCAAATAAAAGTTCGGGTTTAGTTCACCGGAAAGCGTTCTCTGAAAATCTTTTAGCCTTCTCAATCTTTCAGAAGAAACACCCGGACGTTATGCTCTATCTTCACACCGATCCAGTTTCTAAAGGTATCGGCTGGAATCTAGTTTCGCTTCTTCAGAGCTTGGGCGTAGCTAAAAACGACGTGGCCTTTCCAAATCCGTTTAGTTATCGCTATGGAATCTCGCAGGAAACTCTAGCTGGATACTATACGGGAATGGACGTTCTTCTTGCTACGTCCTACGGAGAAGGCTTCGGGGTGCCGTGTTTAGAGGCACAGGCCGCAGGTACGCGCGTAGTGGGTTCTTCTTGGGCAGCTACGCCAGACCTTCTTGCTGAAGATTCTTTCTTAGTAGAGGGTCAGCCTTCTTGGGATTCAGGTCAGGACGCGTGGTGGCAAATCCCAAACGTGCCTTCGATCGTTGCCGCACTTGAAGAGGCTTACAAGCTTGGCAAGGGCCGTTCACAAGTAGCAATCGACTTCGCTTCAGACTTCGACGTAGATAAGGTTTGGACGAAGTATTGGCTCCCAATTCTAAGAGAAAGATTCGCACAATGATCCCAGTTCTAGCTTTTCCAACATTCGCAAGACACGACTTAGCCCAAAGAATGATTGACTCAATAGATTACCCAGTTGAACATTTAGTCATAGTGGATAACTCAGGTAAGAAGCAATTTCAACCGACCCTAAATGACAACATAAAAAATTTCTGGCTTCTACAAATGCCGTTCGGAGTTGGCCCCGCAACTGCTATGAACATTGTTATCAAAGCAACACCGCACGCTAAATATTGGGTTATGGCTTCAGAGGATACTTATTGCGCGCCCGGAGCTTTAGAAATCATAGACAAAGAAGTAGATACTGAGGCTCTTAATTTCGTAGACGCTATTCCCGATTGGTGCTTCATAGCATTAGGCGAAGGCGTAGTCCTAAAAGCCGGGCTATGCTCGGAACTTTTCTATCCTTACTATTTTGAAGATAATGATTACGAGAGAAGAATTGACGCTTTGGGAATCCCTAAGAAGCGCATACAAGCCAAAGTAAATCACGATAATAGCTCCACACTTGCGGCTGGTTTTCAAGAGAAAAACACAAGGACTTATGCCATAAACCAAATTCTTCATAGCCGAAGAACAGCCGAGGAAAATATGGGTTCTGGAGAATGGTCTTTAGAGATAAGAAGGCAGAATAGCTGGGACTAGGCTAGTTCTTTACTCCTTTAGTAAGATAGAAGAGAACAAAGGAAAATCTTATGGCAATCGTAAATGGATATTGCTCACTCGCAGAAATCAAAGCTTCCGCTCGGATTACCGACGACGTAGATAACACACTTCTAGAGCTTGCGGTAGAAGCAGCTTCGCGAATGGTGGATAGCTACACTCAGCGTTATTTCTACAATGCTGGAACTGCGACCCGGTTATTCACTCCACAAGATTCGTACGTCACCGAAATTGACGACTCGATTTCTATTAGCGTTCTTCAAACTTCAGACGGGGACACTTTCGGAACTACTTGGGCAGCTAAGGATTACCAACTAGAGCCGCTAAATGGAGTAGTGGACGGGCTAACAGGACACCCGGCAACCCGCATACGCGCCGTAGATGACTTCTTGTTTACCGTTCTAGACGGAGAAGCAACGGTAAGAATTACGGGCGTCTGGGGCTGGTCTGCCGTTCCGGTGGCAGTCAAACAAGCAACGGTCATTCAGGCCGCAAGAATTTTCAAACGTAACGATTCGCCTTTGGGTATCGCCGGTTTTGGCGAAATGGGAGCAGTCAGAGTAGGCGTCCAGCTCGACCCGGACGTGAAGCACCTAATCGACGTTTACAGAAAAGTTAGATTCGCCTAATGGCTTCGATCACCGACCTTCGGGCTGCTCTCGCTGAAGCCATTGGAGAAATCTCGGGGCTTAGAACTACTACCGAAACACCGGACACAATCTCCCCGCCTATCTCAATTATCAACGTGGCTAGCGTCAATTATGACAAAGCTGGTTCCCGGGGACTAGACGAATACAACTTCGTCATTACTTGTATCGTTGGGCGCGTTGGAGAAAGAAGCGCGCAAAGACTTCTCGATTCTTACGTAACTCCAGCCGGGACTTCGTCGGTCAAGCTTGCGATAGAATTAGACAGGACGCTCGGTGGGAAATGTGATTCTCTCCGAGTTACCGATATGCGGAACTACGGCTCCATTGTCATTGGCGAAGTTACCTATCTAGCCGCTGAATTCAACGTCGTAGTTTACGCACAATAAAACCGCTAGGAAAATAGGAGAAACAAAACAAATGCCAAAATATGTAGTTATCAACCCAAGAGTCACAATCAACGGTGGAACAGTTTCAAGCTCCGTCGCTGCCGCAACTCTAGAGCTAACATCTACCGACGTAGACGTGACTAGCTTTGGAAGCAATGGCTGGACAGAAGTTATCGGTGGACTAAAGCAGGGAACAGTATCCCTAGACTTCCACAGCGGATACGCCGCTGGTGAAATCAACACCGTTCTAAACCCGCTACTTGGAACAATCGCAACCGTTACAATCAACCCGAACGGAACCACTCCGTCTTCAACTAACCCGACTTGGACTGCGACTGTTCTTGTGAACAGCGTATCTCCAGTAGCAGGTGCGGTGGGCGACCTAGCCACCTTCTCGGTGTCATACCCGACAAGTGGATCAGTCAGTTTCGCAACCGCATAAGGATAGAAAATGAAACTTACCCTACGCATTGAATTCGCAGACGGAACACACAAGGACGTTCTTGTATCGGCTCCCGATATGGTTGCGTTCGAAGACAAATACAACGTTTCAATAGCAAAACTAGACGAACCGAAAATGGGCTGGTTGCTTTTCTTGGCTTGGCATTCTGAAAAGCGCAAGAAGCAAACAGACAAAGAATTCGAAACTTGGCTAGAACTGGTAGACGCTATTGGAGCAACAGAAGACCCAAAAGTTCCAGAATAGAAGGACTAGGCGATAGCTCCGCTCATTGGTTCATAGCTTCCCTAGCGGTCGAGTCGGGAATAGCTCCGAGTATTTTATTGGAGCAGTCCGATCGAATGCTTTGGACAATGAACAGGTGGCTAGTCGCTAAGAATCTTCCACCGCGATAAGGAAGTCCCCTGCTACGGCAGGGGCTTCTTTATTTGGATTCGGTAGAATAGAAGAAAAGAAAGCTGGTTGAAATGCTACGAGTTGATATTGAAGGCATTGGCTCAACCGTAAATGAACTCAAAAAGTTCGAACCACAGCTCTTCGCACAAATGAGAAAAGAAATCATAGCCGAACCCGGAGTTGCTTCCGTTCTTTCATCTATTCAATCTAAGGTTCCAACAGTTTCGCCGCTAGTTGGAATGCTCCACAATGGAAGAACTAGATACGCAATTCCTAAAATTCGCACTTATATAAGACCAAGCGCGAAACTTGGCAGGAGTGGTACGGAGCGTTCGCTAATCGGTTTTGAAGCCGTTTCGCCGAGTGACGCAGTAGGTTTCGAGATTCTTGACTTGGTCGGTTCTGGCCCGGACGCTAATTCTAGGAACGCTAGAGGAATGCTACAGAAGCTTCAGGGCAAAGCTTCTCGATATGTCTGGAAAGGATACGAAGCTAAAAAAGAAGGCGTATCCGCCGCAGTCCTAGCAATCGTGAATAGATACACAACTAAGACAAACGCAAAGCTAAAGGTAATGTAATGGCAGTCAGAATACCGATTATCACCGTCTTCGACTCTAAGGGTTTGAAGCAGGCTCAGTATCAGCTAAACAAAGTCCGCGGCAACTTCCAAGCTCTAGGAAGAAACGCCGCTATTGCCGGAATTGCTATTGGAGCGGTGGCAGTTGGTCTAGGTAAGAGCGTTGCGGCAGCCGCCGAAGCTCAAAAGGTAATGTCCCAGACTAACGCGGTTCTAAAATCTACGGGAACTACGGCTAACGGAACCGCCGCGGATATCGCAAACCTTTCGGAAACTCTTAGTCGTCAAACCGCGGTAGATGACGAACTAATCCAGTCAGGCGCAAACCTTCTTCTTACCTTCAAGAACATTCAGAATCAAGCCGGGGCTAACAACGATATCTTCGACCAGACCGTAGCGGCTACCCTAGACGTCGCCCGGGCTATGGGAACGGACGCTAGCGGGGAAGCTATCCGTCTAGGTAAGGCTTTGAACGACCCGGTAAAGGGAATCTCTGCGCTTACCCGTGTTGGTATTCAGTTCACCGATCAGCAAAAAGCGCAGATAAAAGCTCTCACCGAATCGGGCGACCTTCTTGGCGCGCAGAAGATTATTCTTGCGGAACTACAATCTCAGTTCGGTGGCTCCGCGCAAGCTTACGCTCAGACTTTCGCCGGGCAGATTGAACTTCTAGGAATCGAGCTAGAGAACCTAAGCGAAGAAATCGGCATTGTAGTTATGCCTGCCGTAAGGGAAATGATTACCGCGTTCCGAGAGCTTGCTCCAGAAATCGGTTCCAAGCTAAAAGCGGCGCTTGAATCGGTAGACCTAAAAGCATTCGCTAAAACAATTTCAGACGTTTTTATTTTCCTAGTTCAAAATGCCGAAGCTATTATCAAAGTCGTCACAGCTATTTATCTTTTGAATACCGCTTACAACTTAGGCAAAGTTGCGGTTGGTCTTTACAACGCCGCAGCCGTAATTCTAAACGCAACATTCGGAGCCACTACCGGAGCCGTTGGCGCGGCTACCGGAGCTTTGAAGTTATTTAGAATCGCTATGATTACGAGCGGTATTGGCGCGTTCGTTGTTGCTCTTGGATTCATTATTCAGGGCGCAACAGAAGTAGATAGTTCTTATAGAAAAACAACTCCAGTAGTTACGAGCTTCGGAACTGCGGTTCTAAATTCAGGTAAAGACGCAGAATGGGCCGCTGGAAAGTATGGAACCGCAGCCGCAGCCGCTCAGGGTTTCGCTCAGGCGGCAGGTAGTTTCAAGGGTGTATCCGCAGGAGCAAGCGCAGCCGATCTAGCTAAAACCTTCGGCCCGCTACCGACAGTTACAACACCAGACCCATTGGCGGATTTACTAAAGGGAACCGGAACGGGCGCGGCGACCGCAGCTAAGACTTATGCCCAAGACCTAAACGCAGAAGTAAGAAAACAAAAACTCTTTACCAAGCTAACTACTAAGAAGGGTATCTCAGAAGGATTAGCGGCAGACCTTCTAGGCGGAACTAAGGGATTAGCAACAGCTAAGAAAATCGCACAAGGCAACACGGACTTAGCTACAAGAACTCAAAGAAAGTTCAACAAGACCGCTGCGGGTATCGCAGAAATCAAAGCTCAGACCGAAGCAACTAACGCTCAAATCCTAGCTGATCAACAAGAAGCGGATAGAAAACGTGATGAACTTATTGCTTCAGAAAAAGCAGCTACCGACGAACGCGAAAGAATTTATAAGTCCTTTAGTGATTCAGTAACTAGCATATTCTCTAGTATCAAGGACTCAATCGTTGGAGCCTTCAGCCTTCCCGAGCTAGGCGGTTCGACCGATTCCATTATCCGCAATATGGACAAGCTTCTAGCCCGGGTAAAGTCTTTCTCAGGAAACATTACGAAGCTGGCTTCTATGGGACTAGACCCGGCACTACTTCAGCAAGTAATTTCGGCTGGGCCAGTTGCGGGCGCACGTTTAGCCGCAGGGCTGGTAGCCGGGGGAGCGGACGCGCTAGGACGAATCAACGCAGGCTTTGGAGAGATTCAGACTTTAGGTTCCGAAATCGGTATGACCGGAACTCAGTCTAGGTTCAATAACACAACGCAGCAAAGCGTCTACAACATAAACGTAGAAGGCGGAGTTGGTTCCGGCGCAACTATTGGAAAAGCGATCGTGGACGCTATCAAGGCTTATGAAAGAACTTCGGGCGCGGTCTGGCAGGGCGCGTAATGCCAGCTCCAGCTCTAAAGGTAGAACTAGGTCTTGATCTAGGTAGCAACGACCCAACAGCTTTTCGACTTGATGACCCGGTGAAAGGTGTTCTAAATAATACGGAATACACGCTAGGCGGAACGAAGCTCTTTGATATTTCGTCTCGAATAGTTTCTTCGAATGTTCGCCGTGGTAAATCGCAGGCTCTAGATCGCATAGACGCTGGAGTGGCAACAATCACCGTCGATAACTTTGACCGACTCTTTGACCCGCTTTACGAAGACGGTTTATATTATGGGCAGCTTATTCCCCGGCGTGAAGTAGTCATTAGCTCTAAGGGCTTTCCAGTTTTCAACGGCTTTATCGACGACTTTGATATTCAATACGAACCGGGAAAGAAGTCGGTCGTTTCAATCGCGGTATCCGACGCATTCTCAGTTCTTGCTAACTCTTCCCTAGATGAAGTAGTTCCCCCAAGCGAATTATCTGGAGCAAGAATAAACCGGGTTCTAGACCTTCCCGAAGTAGGCTGGCCCGCTGATAGAAGAGAGATAGACCCGGGTAATACTCTTATGCTTGATTCGGTAGTAAACGAAGGCACGGGAACACTTAGCTATCTTCAGCTAGTAGAAACTAGCGAGTTTGGAACTATCTTTATTTCCCGCGAGGGCAACGTAGTCTTTAGGGAAAGAAACTCCGTCCCAAACATTATCGACGTAGTCTTTGCCAATACAACAGTTGATCCGCTTCTAACTGCGGTTCCGTTTATTGATGTAAATATTGTCTACGGTTCGGAGAATCTTTACAACCGTATTTTCCTAGAGAACGACGAAGCCATTCCAGAAGAAGGATTCGCAGAAGACCTAGATAGCCAAGCTCTTTATGGAGTCCGGTCTTACGATAAAAGCGGCCTTCTAGTCCAAAATCCGGCAGACCTTCAATTTTTATCTGACTTTCTCCTAGTCCGCTTTTCGCAGCCTGAATACCGATTTGAAACCGTCACCGTATCGCTAGACAATATTCCAGATGATAAACAAGACCTAGTCCTAGACTTAGAAATCGGCGACATTGTTCAAGTGAAGTTCTTGCCTTCCGAAGTTCCCCCGGCGATCGAGCAGTATTGCCGGGTAATTGGAATAAACAATAGCTGGGACACCAACAGCAAGAACATAACCTTTAGCTTGGAGCGTCTAGACTTCGCAATCTTTATCCTAGATGACGCCGTTTTGGGTGTCCTAGACAACGACCGACTAGCCTATGAGTAAAATAGAAGAAAGACATAAGGAAAATAATGCCTAGAAAAACCTTTACCGCCGGAGAAGTCCTTGCGGCTTCGGACGTCAATCTGTACCTGAGCAACGAAGTAAATCTAACCGCTTCTACTGCTAGCTCTTACACCGTTCTCACTTCTGATCGCTATAAGATTTTGGAGTTTGATTCAGCTTCAGCTCAAACAGTCACCTTCTCAACCGCTACGGCTTTTGTCGCTGGCGAGCGTGTGGATATTCTAAGAGATGGAGCCGGAACTGTCACTATCAACGCAGCTTCAACGGCGGTATCTATCCTTGGTCGAGGAACCGCAGGAACCGCATACACAATTGGTACTCGCTATGACGCTGTATCTGTTGTCTGTGTAGCCCCTAACTCTTACCGCATTATTGGTAACGCAACACCGGCGGTCTAACTATGGCACTAAGTCCTTTAGGTATTTTTAGTGCTGGTGCTGGTGGAGTAAAAGCTACTGGCGGAGTAATCACCGAAGCTGGTGGTTTCATTATTCACACCTTTACTGCTTCTGGAACTTTCACACCCCTTGTCAACATAACCGGAGTTCAATACCTTGTAATCGCCGGTGCCGGTGGTGGAGGTGGAG